AAATTGGTGTCAGATTCAGCTTTTGAGTAGCTGTAACCGGCAGGCAGATAATTACCCAGCGGCTGAAATTTCTGATCAGCCTCACCTTTGGTGTAGGCTCCGACATCCCCGGCGGTCATATCCGCTTTCAGTTCCGTCCATGCAATACCGGCAGCCGGTTCGGTATTGTTATTTTCAATCTTTGACTGCCAGGTTTTTTTATTGTGATACACGATACTGCGGACAGCGTAGGGCTTACCTTCTTCCGCCCATACCGGCATACCGAACGCCTGCATTTCCCCGACCGCACCGGTAATATCATGGAAAATACTGTTCATCTTCTCACGTTCGATATCTTTGGCGGCCGGATCCGTCGCCTGATCACGTTCATAATCGTAACCATAACCCTGAGTATAAGAAACAGAGCCGTCTGCCTGTACCTCATCAGGCACAGCAGTGCGATCCCCCTGTGTTGCAAAGGGGATTTTAAATAGTTTTGTCATGGGAAATTACTCTCCGAAGTTACTTTCCAGGAAGTTTTTACGGTTTTCGCCGTGACCGAAGGCTTTTTTCGTCACAATACGGTATCTGACACCCACCCCGGACGGGCGCGGCATCAGATCAAAGTTTTCCAGCAGAACGCGCAGACGCTCGTCCGGATTAAAATTGAAGACATAGTACATGTACGTCATATCGAGCGGATCCAGCACAAAGACTTTACTGTCAGCATTCCAGAAAAAACGCTTAAGAAATTCATTGATATTGGTGACGGTCGGGCTTTGGGTCAGGTTAAAGTACCGCATCCGGATAATCAGACGTTTTTGTTCCTGTGTCAGCCACAGGGTGTAATCGGCATTGCGCCGGAAATTTGCCCGGAAGTTGGCTTTCTTCCTGCCGAATCCGATACCGATTTTTTCTTTTTCACTCGGCGGGATATCAATCCCCAGCGGAACATCGAGGATACGGGACCATACCGACAACCCGAAATCATTGGCCGTATCGATATTAAACACATCACGGTACCAGTTCTGCCAGAAGCTGACGGTTGCCCGTTCAAACCAGTCCGATTTAAAACGGGCCAGCGCTTTCAGATTATCCGCCCCTTCGTACTGCCACAGGATCGCCCTCAGAAGGTCTGAGTGAAACGCTAACTGCTGAATAGTCTGTGTCATACAAACACCACCTGTACCGCACTGCGTCTGATTCCGGCAACCTCAGTCAGCTTTACCGGATAAGTATCGGATGACCAGTCCGTACCGTTGGTTGACAGTTCCACCCGTGTGACAAACAGACGCGGTTCAGAAGCATTAATACCGGCCGATATTTCAAACGGGGAAACTTCGCGGCCGACAACCAGCCCGCCATCCCCTTCGGTTTCGCCCCGGGCCCATGACTCAACCGCCGCCGGAATAACCGTCTGCGCATCCAGTGATGTTTTTTTCACTGTCACGCGGCAGAACAGGACAATCTCTTTAGCGCGATCAAATTTTACGGTATAGGTCTGTCCGCTGACCGGCTCTGGAACCTCAACCTCCTCACTGCCGTTGAAAGCCGCCCCGATTGTTTTGGTGCGCAGCAGAGCACGGGCAATTTCCCCGCTTTCCCCGCCCTCAACACACACGTATACGCTGTGCGGCACCAGCGTGATCCCGTCCAGGCTCATCGGGGTATCAGTATAATTTTCGCGGTATGCCAGCGAACGGACGCCTTCCAGCTCATATAACGCGGAGGTAATCGCCTCACCGACACTGACGGTATTTTTTGCCAGTGTCAGTTTCCGGCGGCGGCGGGACTGTAAATCAGATTCGGCAACACGCCCCAATACCGCACTGGTCGGGTTGGATACCGTTTCCCAGCCGAGAACCGAACTTGCCACCGTGTTTAATTTACCGGCCGGACACTCAACAGGGCCGGTTTCAACCGCCCGCATATCGCCGGTTATTTTCCCGTCTTTACCGATAATCAACGGCTTTGTTGTGGCAAACTGATCACCGGCCAGCGTTTCAGCCAGTGAACCTTTCGGGATGATGGTTCCGGGGACGCCGCCGAATTCAACCTGCGTCAGTATCGACTGAGTGGCATCCCAGCGCTGACCGCCCATCAGCGACCAGATGGCATCCAGAAAAACACCGCCTGCAATGTCCGGGTTAATCTGGTTTGCCAGTTCCGCATTATTACGGACTACCGCGTCACGGTTTTCCGTTTCCATTGTGATCAGTGCCCCCTGCGGGGTTTCCGGGGAGACATCCAGATCCTGACCAAATACGGCTCTGAATTCATCCTCAACTGCCGCCCGCAGTTCTGCGGTATCCGGAATAATCACACCGGATGAGGTAATGTATTTATAGTCAGCCATTTAACGTAATGCTCCCGTATTCTGTCTGCAGGACAGCCACATAGTTCAGTTCGTTATCATTCAGCGTGGCTCTGAATGACACGACGGCGGTCACCTGCGGAATTTCCCGCATACGCTCGCGGAACGCGGATTCAAACAGCGGCAGATCAGCCTGTCGCCCGAAGGTGGTTTTCCAGTACGGGATCCCCTTATCCAGCTTGTGCAGCATTTCCCCGCGCAGCGCTTTCACATACTGCGCACAAACGTTTTTTATCGCCGGTTCACCACTGACAATGGCAATATTGCCGTCGTTTCCGGTGAACAGGTCGTTATTCCCGTTAACATCAAAAGTCTTCATACCGGCTCTCCTGAATTTCCGTTCCCTCCCTGAACACCGGAATGCCTGTGGGCAGATCCGATATCTTTACCGTTATGCCTCATGGTGCCGCCGTTTGAATCACTGTTGCCGTTGACCGCGTGGTTACCGTTAATTGTCACATTCCCGGTGTAAATGGTTTCCGGCGCATTAACCTCAAACAACGGTGTGTCCAGCACCGCTTTATCGGCATGCAGGGATAAGCACACAGAACCATCTGTTGACTGCACCACCAGTGCGTCCGCGTTTTTGCCGTCGATCACCCAGCCTTTGAGCGTGTCAGGGAAAAACATGGCATCACTGAATGTATGCAGCCTGGCCGTATTCGGTTCATCCTCCAGGCCGCCGCGCTGAAAAATCAGGCTGATATCCCGGTCGTTCGCTTTCAGCCAGCCGAAATCCCCCGGTTTTACCGGCATCCGGATAAAGAATCCGCCGCCGCCAAACCGGAATACCGGGATATTCGGCAGCGCACCACGTCCGATTTTCTTCCCTTCCGTGGTGACCATCATCACCAGGGGTTTAATTACCGCCCGGTTTGTCGCATCGTCGTAACTCACAACGGTGGCGGGAAGCATGTCATCAATATTCATCAGCAGATTACGGAACGCAGCCATAAACTGCCCAGCGAGACTGCCGTCGTTCGCCTGGTCACTGTTTGGTTTGTTCATTGTTTTGCCCGTGTCAGGCCCGTTTGCAGGTTGCCTGATAAAAGAAAGGATCGTCGTGAGACGCAATATCGAATTTGAGCTGCTCGATAATGTAATCCCCGTTCAGGGCGGGATTGTATTTGCTGTCCAGACGCAGCATACCGCCAAGGGATGATTCCCCGTCGATAAGGTAGGTGACATCAACGCCTTTCTCCGTGGCTTTCGGTATACCGACCATGCCGCTTTTCTGGCTGAGGATCCGCAGTCTGCCGGAAAGTGCCTTATCACTATCTTTGACATACAGGACATCATCATCAATGAACGCTTTTACATTTCCGGCTTCCTGCAGCCGTTCAACCTGTTTCAGCGCCGGACCGCAGAAATACCAGTTACCGATATTTTTATCCGTTGCCTGAAAATTCAGGGTCACGTTACAGTCACGGGCAATATCAGCTGCAATCTCACTCATTTTGGCCAGTTGCCTGCCTTCCGGTGACACAACATCCCGGGCGCTGGCATTGCCGGTTTTCGCCTTCAGTGTCAGCGTCACATCGGGCGGTGATGAGATTTCGGCACTGACAATATCACCGGTGTAGATCCGGAAAATACCGGTACCGGCACGACCGGCCTCAACAACAATCCGGGGTGAGGATTTATTGCCGGCGAACGGACTGGTTTCGGTCAGCAGCATGGTACGGGTTTCCGCGTTCAGTCCGTCGATATTCACCGTGCATTCGTTCTGCAGCGGATTGGCATATTTGGTGCCCCCGGCCCGGATGCGTAATCCCTCATACCACTGCATACGCCCGTTAAGTTCAATGCCGCAGCGGATCCGGCGCAAATCAATCATCGCTCCCCCAATAAATCAGTGTTTGTGTTTTTTCAAACAGTTCCCACCACGGAAGTTCATTCCCCTCTGTCAGCAGGGCAAAATTACCGCCGTGAGTGAGATGGCGGTACGGTATCAGCGGCTGCCCCGGAACAATACGCATCCCCTGAACAATCACCCGGTCATCACACCGGATATCACAGCACATCACACGCCGCGCGGCTTTAATCGTCAGCTCCCATTCCCGTCCGTCCAGGGTAACCCGCAGACGCTGATTGGGAGCCGCATTCAGTGGTATGATTTTCATGAAAGACTCCAGTCACCATCTGCGATACGGGTTGCAACAGACCCTTTTTTCTTCGTGGCAGTGTCCGCCTCTTTTGTCTGGACTTTCCCCCGGTTTACCGTGCTGCTCTGCTCTTTCTTCGCGACTTTACGCGGCGGCAGTTCACCGTATTCCGGCTCAACCGTCCGCCATTCGGTAAAGCGCAGGGAGAGTTTCACCGCGTCCGCCATATCCGGGATTTCATCGTGGTAAAAATTGACTATCAGCATCGGCTGATAGGTTTTTACCCTGGTCTGAATACCGACAAGCTGATGCTGATCGTAAGCCTGCTGCATGGCTTCAAAAGCATCTTTCAGTTCGCCGGTGAGAATCAGATCCATACCGATTTCCACCGGATTAATCACAACATGGTCACTGCGGGTTTCACCGGACTCCACCTGAAACTGTGTCGCCTTATGCTCATCCCGGACATTCAGTTGAACGAGATTTACCGACTCAAACAGCGTGGTGAAGGATTCCGTATCAAATATCTTCACTTCCGTAATCATTTCCCCAGCCCCGTATTTGTCTGGTGCCCCAAATCCTGTAACTGAGAGCCGAGTGCATCTTTAGCTCCCGCCGCCATCCCCTGCGCATCCGTTGCCTGTGTTTCAACCTTAAGCTCACCGATACTGACGTTCGTTTCATTACGGACAGCTGACTGGTTGCTGATCGCCTGACTGGTGACAGGGTTCAGCGGGTGATTTGACATGCCGTACAGCTGCGCGGTCATGGCCTGCGCCATTTTGGCCGCATCCTCCTCGCTGGTCGTTTTATCCGGCGGCATGTCATACTCAATCTGCCCCTGTTCATTCACTGTGCGGTTAACGGTCTGCTCAACCTCAATATCATCCCCGGCACCGAACCAGCTTTTAAAAGCCGCCCAGCCTTCTTTAATCTTATCCAGCCCTTTGTTGATCCAGCCAAGGTATGCTTCTATCTGTTTCCACAGCCATTTGAAAATACCAACCACGGTATCTGAAACTGCACTGAACACTTTTCCGAAGTCTTTACCCCAGGCTATTACCCCCTTAATACTGCCTGTCAGCCAGCCGATAAAGTCATTCAGCGCTTTATTCATGGTGTTGTACGCATCCACCACAATATCCGCCACAACTTTCACGACCGCTTTAATAAAATCAAACAGGACTTTAAAAGCCTCCCACAAGGCAAGAATGACCGTTTTCAGCGCGGGGTATTTATCCAGGATCCGGCCAATCATCGAATCGTTGCCGTCGATGAAATTCATGATGTCGTCATACACCAGCGCAAACGCTGCCGCCAGCAGGGCTATGACCGCAATAATGGCAATAATCGGCCATGTTGCCGCCAGTGTGGCCGCCGCAGCCGCGAGCATCGGCGGAACGTAATAGGTTGCCAGTGCGATACCGACTGCAATAAAAAACCCCGTGATCAGGGTTTTGTTTTCTTTGCAGAAACCGACAAATTTACTGACCCATTCCAGGCCGGTTGCCAGGATCGGGATCACCATCTCCAGAAAGCTGTTTTTCAGCAGACCGGAGGACTGTTTAAAGCTCTGCATCGATTTGTTGAATTTGACAGACTGCTCAATGCTCTCTCTGTTGATGCCGGAATATTCCTTTTGCACCCCCATCATCCGTTCGAGTTCTTTGCGGCCTTTCATCATCAGCTCAACGGTTTTATCATCCGACACACCAAGCGCCGACAATGTGGCTTTGGCCTTATCGAACTTCATTCCCTTCACTTTGTCAGCCGTCCGCAGAATTTTTTCCATGGAGTTACCGGCAAAACCAAATGACTTCGCCATTGCTTCCATATCTGCCTGAGCAGCCTCCCGGGTACCGCCGAGTTCAGCCACAGATCCGGCAAAGGCATCCACATCCGCCGCGGCAACATTGATTTTTTTGCCGAATTTATCCAGTGATTCGATTTCAGCAGCACGGGCAACAGACTCACCGACAAGGGCAGAGGCGCTCATAAACAGACCGACGGCTGTCAGCGCTTTTTTGGCAAATCCGGCAACAAATTCCCCGGCGTTCCTGTATTTCCCGTTTGTTTTATCCAGCTCACCCTGAACTTTTTTCTGGGTATCAGCTTCACTTTCTCCGGCTTCGATACCCTTTCTGCGGGCCTCCTCCGCAATCCGGATCAGTTCTTTATAGTCACCCTGCAGAGCTTTAATGATGCCACCGGTCAGCTGCCGGACTGCATTACCGCGACTCTCCTCATCTGTCAGAACGGCGGTGTCACTGCTCAGTGCTGCCACTGCCTGAACCAGCGCCTGATAACCGGCCTCCGTACCCGTCAGTGAGGCCTGAATATCCTGCCATCCGGCATCAGATCCCGCCTGCTGAGATTCCAGTTCAGACAGGGAATCGGTTACCGCATCCACCTGCGCTTTTACCGCCCCGGTCTGCTCTGCCACATCAGCCGCGTTCGTGGAAAAATCAACAGCGTGCTCACCGGACAGCCCCTGTAATGATTGCCAGAGTTCAGTGAACACGCCGCCGAGAGAATCTGCCCCCTGCTGCGCGGCATTCTGCGCCTGCTTCATCCCGTCGATAATGTCATCCGTTGAACGCTGAACACGGTCAAATGCACTGTCAGCCTGCCGGGTATCAAATTCAAAGACCTGAACAAAGGTATCCATCAATGACATTATCGGTCCTTTGAAGCGGCCAGCGCTTCGTTGTAGCGGTTAATGATCGCGACTTCCCACAAGTCCATCGCTTCTTCCAGATCTACTGTGGTTTTGAGTTCGGTGAGGGTGGCGAGTCCTTCGCTGATGATGGCTGCAAAGAAGCCATCAGCATTTTTATAACTGACGGGAGTGAACTGCCGACCCTGCTGATGAGGAAAGGCAGGAAGCCGGAGTTCCCGCCGGTCCCGAAAAAACTGGTGTTGTACTTCAGCATTTCCAGCTCAAGACGGATCAGGGATTCACCATCAGGCACATGGTTATCAATCAGCGTCTGTGTCCTTAACGGAATCTCTTCACCATCGTCAGCCACCGCACACACATACGCCATCATTTTCAGCATCGCCTCTTTGCTGACTTCGTAATCCCCGATTTTAGGGGCATTGGACAGCGGATATTTGGCAAGGATTTCCCGGCCGGTCACCGCAGGCAGACGGCTGATAACAAATGCCTTTTCAATACCGTCCACATCTTTAATCTGAACTTCTTTCGGTTTAATCAGCATGTTTTTTTCCGTAAAAAAAAGGCGGGACATGCCCGCCGGTGATTAACGATTACGCGTGGAGTCAAAATCCTGGAACACGAAGGTGTACTGTTTTGATTTAAGACGCCCGGCACTGGCCGCAGAGTTCCCCCGGCTGCCGTTGGTAATTTTGCCGTTACGGGCGGTAGTGGTGGAGCCGTCACCGTAAGAGGCCACCATAGTGATAATATCACCGGCATGACGGCGGCCTTTTTTCGCCGTGTTGGCCTCAAGAAGAATCGCCAGGTTCTGATCTTCCTCACTGCCCGCCAGCACGTTAATGGTGACAGTCTGAGGTGTGGGCGTTGACCAGCTCACGAGATTGCCGTTGATATCCATACCGGTCTGCGCGATATCCACCGCCGGTAAATCCAGCGGATCCGCATCGTCCGCAAACTGCGTGATAAAAATCCCTGAAGGGAATGTTTTGCTGGCCTGTACCACCAGTGCAAGGCCGGTTGCTGAGACATCATTCATATTTTATCCTTACACTAAATTGTGTGAACCTTCGACCTTCCGCACCCAGTCGCCCTTACCGTAAATCAGCACGTATTTCATGACATACTCCGGTAACCCGCTCTCACCGGTACTTTCAACAATCTGTGCGTTGTACCAGTACCCTTTGTCCTGTACATCGTGCCAGGCCAGATCATCACCGGACGCATCCGTCACCGCGATTTTCTGTACTTCCGTTAAAGTTTTACCGGCGAGAATGGTGCCGTTATCCACGGCTTTGGTGACCGCACCGGCAATGACCATCAGAGCCCGGGCTTCGCCGTCTTTGTTGGCCGGAATACCGCGTGTCGCCAGTAACAGGCTGAACCACTGCTGCGCGATATACGCTTTCAGCCACTGCTCATTGGCATGAACACTCATGTCCGGCGGATTGGAACTGCCGCCGCAGAGGAAGCCGCGCTGATAAAAGCGGATCTGTGAACCGGCCACAGCGGTTTCGCCGTAGTAATTCACCCGCAGTTTATCGAAACGGTCCGCATCCTGATCTGTGGTGACCTGCGCCGGGAATGTCACGCCGAGCTGACGGAACATATAGTTGGTGGTGGCGTTGGTACGGTCGTAATCCGTGGCGGCCATCACCGCCATCGGCAGCGCCTGGATAAAATATCCGCTTTCTGTTTTCAGGTTCAGGCCGGTTGAAGCGGTGCCGATCAGCGCTGCGCTGAAATCTTCGGCATTGTCTTTTGTCACACTCAGATGAAGCTGGTATTTCACGTTCTCCCCGGCAACGTACTGCGCCAGCGTGACGGCCTGCTCCAGCGACAGTTCACTCAGAAATGTGGCACTGCCGAAGGAGTCCGAAACCTGCTCGGCAACTTTGAATGCCTCAAGCGGTGTCTGTGCCGGATTACCTTCTGAGGCATGACCGGCAGATAACCCCATCGCATCCGCCAGAACGGAATACCCCACGCTGACAGATGCCTGCTCCTGCACGCCGCCCCTGAGTTCAAACGCACTGTCGAGTGCGTTAAAGGTCAGATACGCCCCGGCAAACTGCGGCTCACTTTCAGCATTCAGTTTCGCCTGAATCAGTGAGGCGATATCGGCATACGATTTGGCTCCGGATAAACTGATATCGCTATAGCTTTTGGTAACCTTACCGAATGTCACTGACAATGTGCCGTCAGCAATCATGTTCAGATCAGCCAGCGCACGGACTTTGGTACCGAACAGGGTCGGTGCCCGGCCAACCGGCTCGTAAGAGGCAATCTGCAATTCTTTCGGTTTACTGACCGGGGCCGGACTGACATAGCTGAAATACTGCCGTGCGAACTGAGCCTCCGGAGAGTCAGCACCCAGCAGTTCATCAACCTGACCGGATGCAAACTCCAATACGTGCCCGGCAGGAATTTTAGGATTGGTGGAAAATAACCGCGCCGTCAGCTTACGCATCGGCACGGCAGACGCGCCGATCACCGCTGACGCGATATCGACGTAACGGGTTTGTTTAATTGGCATAGTAAAACCTTATATGCGGTGAATATCCGGATACAGTGCGGTAACAGCAGCCGTTTCCGGACGGAGTGTGCGGGTATAGGTCACATTAAAATCAAAAGACGGGTTTTGTTCGTAATCGCCGCGGTCGTTAACAAAATACGGGAGACGGATGGCGGTCGCCCGCTGCACCCCGATCCCCTGTTTCCGCAGCGCTTCAGTAAACGGCAACGAATTAACGATCATCCGGACGACAGCCGTAATATCTTTCGCGGTGTAACCGCTGAATTCGGTGATAAATGCCTGCACCTGGAAGGTTGTTTCATACTGCTGTGCCTCCCGGTGACCGGCATCACTGCCCTGTGGGTTATAACTGCGCTTCTGCCAGCCCTGCGGATTTTCACCGGCCGGAAAGAACATAACGAAATTATCTTCCCGCCCCTGTTTTTCTGACTGAAACCCTGCCCTGACCGGGATATCAATACCCGCCTGCGCCAGCTGCGCCAGAAGCTGTTTACGGACAGCAATCTCAACATCGTTATCCGTCATGATTGCCAGCCTCAATACAGATAACCGACTTCCAGCCGTCCTGTGCATACCAGTCAGCATCCCCGATCACGTCATAACGCTTACCGCCGCAGACCAGGTAATCCGGTGAAGACCCACGCTGAATGGCTTTGATATCGTGTGACGTATACAAACGACGGTATACCTGACCGGTATCCAGCCCCATAGACTGAATATTCTGAGTATCCACCGCCTGCCAGCTGCCATGCACACAGATCGGTTCATAATAAATATTCCGGTCATGCCCCCGCTCATCCGTCACGCGCTCTCTGAACCGGTACCAGAGTACCGGCTGCTGAGGAATATAGCGCGAGGCAATCCGGTGCAGATTTCCGAACATTATTTATCCTCCACGGCAAAAGTGACGGATTGCAGCATCAGGCCGGAGTCAACCAGCGGCTTACCGGAGGCTTTCCCTTTACTGTGCCGCCGGGCACGGGCAGCTACCGTGGCATCCTTAAGCGGTGGCGTGGTGACCGATTTAATCATCATCTTCACGTCACCCGCTGCTTTTGCGCCGACTTGCGTCAGTCCGTCAGTGATGGTGATATTGCCTTTCACTGCGGCTTTCACAGCCCGGACAATCAGGTTGCTGTATTCCGGTTTGTGTTCTGTCATGGCCGGGCGCATAAACGGGCGTGGCGGGATCCCACCGGCCGGATAACCGAGTTCCTGAATCGCCGCCACATACGCGACAGGTGTGCCGTCCGGGTATTTTGAATGCGCAAAAAAACCAACCTTAAGCTGCTTCTTTGCCAATTCGTCATACACGGCTTTCAGTTGTGCCAGTTTTGTCACCGGTGGCCTCCCCGCGTGAAGCGCCCGAACGCGCCGCGAAATGCCGCACGCTCCCCGCCACCGCCGTGGTAACGCGGCACGCTGCACCGTTTTATCAGGGCCAGAAACTGCTGGCCGTAGGTACTCATCTTGAACCAGTGAGACCAGTCGGAACTGGCAGGCGGCGCGGTGTAGGACACACTGACTTTATCTATCGTGACACTGGTCACGACACCGGTCGGTGATTCCCCGTCAGCAATACGGCCGTTCAGGTCGAGCATATGCGCGACGACCAGCATCCACGCAGAATTTGTGCAGGCCCCCCGACAGGGAGAAAAGTAGTTCAGTGCCTCCTGCGCCACAGCGGATACCTCATCATCCGGTACCGCACCAAATACCTTATAAATTGCCCGGAAAGACACTAACGGAAAGTCGGTCGGGTTCACGGAACCCCCTTATTTTTTACTGTTCTTTTTGCCGTTGTTGCTGACCGGCGGCTCTGTCCCCTCCGCGACTAGTTGTTCTTCGGTCAGCGGGGCGGATTTGTCGCTGGCTTCCATATCGGTCGCCACTTTGTCCGGATCCTCTCTGCGGTTCTCCACCACGATAAACCCGTTTTCTTTATGCAGCATAAAGACGTGGTTATTTTTCAGCTGCGTGTACTGTTCATCACTGATTTCAGTCACACGGCCGCGCGGGGTGTACATGTGTCTGGTCATGACATTAGCCTGACCGGCGATAAATACCGGACCGTCCGGTGTGGCATAGTTCTGGTCGTTGGACAGGGTGCAATAGACATACAAAGGCATAACTTTCTCCCAGAAATAAAAAAGCCCTCCGCAGAGGGCAACGAAGCATTACAGGACTAGATCCCGGTCAGGCGGGTAATGGCCCACGGACGGGTGACAATGACACCGGCCGTCGCGTTGGTGGCATCTTCCAGATATCCCTTGATCTGATTATCAGACCCCAGCAGCTGGTATTTCACCGGCACCACCTGGAGAAGAACCGCACTGGTGGCCGTTGAGCCATCATCCACGTTTTCGGCGAACATATAGGCCACATCCGCACCACCGTTGGCACCGGCGAATTCCGGTGAGAACACAAAACGCATATTCGGGTAGTTCTCTTTTACCCACTGATACACCGTTTCACCACGGGCGACAGGGTTTGCCACACTCAGTACGGAGCGGTAACCCAGCGGCAGCGTCAGCGTGATAACGGTATCATCTTTGATAATACCGCCGGACTGCATCTCCAGACGCGAGAACATGGCCGTAATATCACCGGTAACAGCGGCAAATGTACCGCCTTTCCAGCGTGCGGCGGTGGTCTCATACGCCGGTAAATTCGGTTCATTCAGCAGACCAAACACGCGGGTGTCCGGGCTGTTAAACCCGTAGTAACCGACACGCTCCCGCCCCTGCTCCAGTGCTTCGGCAACAGCATTGCGTTTCTCTGCGGCAGCCTCAAATCCGGCTGCTGACTGGCGGGCTTCCTCCAGTTTTCCGACACGGAAACCCAGTTCAAAACGGACAATACCGCGATGTTCCTGATCCTGCCCGTAAGATGCCAGCGGGATATTGGTATGATCGCCGTACAGCTCCGCTTTACCGGCCGGAGTCGCCACATTCAGGATAATCTCCTCGTCATGCCACTGACCGGCATTCAGTACACCGGTGATTTCATCCAGCACGCGGACCCGGGTCGCGGTACGGATAAGCCCCGGCAGCACATGCTGCAACATCTCACGCTGAATGAACCCGCCGGACACGGCCGGGCCGGTTAACGCAGAGTCCATTGCGGCCAGACCACCGAAACCAATCTGATCCAGTTCGCCGTATGTCCACTTCTGATCTGACTTAATATTCAGTTGTCCGAGTCTGCGGATATCACGACCGGACATATAAAATTTTTCTTTACTGACTGGCATTATTTTCCTTCCTTACACCCCATACGGGATCTCTGTCAGACGGATAACACACAGGTGCGGTGATTCCGCTGACTCAATATGACGGCTGACAAAACCGATAACCCTGTCTCCGGTTCCTGCTGCTGATTTCGCCGTAAGAGAGCCGTCCGCCGGACTGAACACCACCGGGGCATTAATTTTCTTCACCCCGGCGGTGATTTCGGCGTAAACCTCACCCATAGTAAGAAATTCCCCCTGCGTCCCGTTACGGGCGTATTCCTCACCGATACGGTACGCTTTCGGATTAATCATGATCCCTGCAAAGGCACCGTTACCGCCAATCTGAACCAACTCTGCCGAATCGTCTTTCCAGGTGTAAGCGCGGCCGAAGAGGTTTTTCGTTTCATCCGCAGAGCTGAGTACTGCTGCGGTTACACGGGTCGGGCCGTTGTGGCTGATTTCACCGATAACACCGGAAATCATGCCGTTCGCCACGGTATTCGGGATTGCCATTATTTCTCACCCCATTTTTTCATAATTGAGTCCGTGCCTGCGGCGGTATCCATCGTCGCATGCGCCTTTTGTGAGTCAGGTGTGCGCCCCTGCATCCAGGCATTCAGAGCAATGCTTTCCGTGCCCTTATCGCAACGGATACCGAGTTTTTCCACACCGTATTCCGCCACCTGCTGTTTTGTCATCGCTGCATGGTCAAACACCCCGGTAAACGGTGTCAGCTTTTGCGCCAGTGCATCACGCTCACCGATCTGCTTTAATAATTCGCCGGTGTCCGTCGTCGGTCTGGCTTTCTCCAGACGGGCGATTTTGCGTTTCATCGCGGACATCTCATCCATAGACGCAATACCGCGTTTCAGACGTTTAAGGCGACGGGTCAGACTGTCGGTTGTTGCCTGGTCAAGTTCTTCTTTGGCTTCAGCAATGGCTTCCTCTGCGGCTTCAATCGCCACTTCCGCCGCTTCTACCGCTTCCGGGTCACCGGATTCCGCTTTTTCGGCTTCCGCTTCTGCGCCTTCAACGGCTTTTTCCGCATCGGCTCCGGCATCTGCCGTTTTCTTTTCAGGATCAGACTCTTCGTCGGTCGTTTCCTTTTTTTCAGGATCTTCATCCGTTGCCGGTGTACCGGCAGCCAGCGCAGACACAACGATTTGTTTAATCTGTTCGACCTGCTCCGGCGTAAAACCGCCGTCGTCTGTGGTTTTTTTGTCTTCTTCGTTCATACGAATAAGTTCCTTTGTATCAATGGTTACAACAAGATGATCCTGCACAGCCACGTCAGAGCCGGTGCGCCCTTCATCGACTAATGCAAGGTGATTGCCGCGCAGCTGACGCTGGATAACTTCGTATGCCTGCCCCTCATATACGCCGGGGTTGTCAAAGTCATACCGGCTGCGGTAGCCCGGCGAGAGTTCAATTTTTCCGCTGTCAATGTCGCTCAGTGCCGCATCCGAGAAGATTTTGATGTTTGCCCGCAGGTACGGATGGTCGTAATACACGTTTTCGCCGATAACGCCCTGAATCCCTTTTTTCTCAGCCGGAGTGGCGTTTTTACCGAGCATCTCGTGATCGACAATGAACGGGGTCAGGCGGAATGATTTAATGGTTTCTTCACTGGCAAGTTCCTCCGGCGGCCGGAACACTTTGTAAATCCTGTCCGGCTCCGGCGCACCGATTTCAGACCCCAGATAATCAAAAACCCCAGCCTTTGAGATGGGGTTATCTTTTACTTCGAGCCAGCCGTTGTTGTCATAGGTTCGCTTTGTCATGTCTCCTCACCAAAGTCGATGACCGGTGTCCAGAAGCATTTGCAGTTCGGTAACTGACCGGGTAATCCGCGCTCACCGGTTTTTTCATCAATGACCGGCGGGTTATCCAGGTCAAACACCTCCCCGTCCAGACGCAGATGTAATTCTCGCGGTTCAGCACTGCCTGCCGAGTGATGCCAGACAGCTTTGCGGATCCCGGCTGACTTCATCCGCTCATAGTTTGCCGCCGTGGTAATTTTCCGGGTCTGGTCAACGGCAATAAATGCCGCCCGTTTCTCTGTTACCCCGCCGATATCCCGTATTTCATCCAGCAGCGTTTTACTGCCGCTGCCGATCCGGCTGACCGAACGCAACGCTGCGCCCTCGATACGGGAATGAAACTGCTGCGGGATGGATTTAATCAGGGATACGTTTTCTGCCGTTGCGGCAATCATTTTGTCTTTCAGGGCTTCCGGCATGGCCGGGGTTTTTATCGTGATACCGCCGGAGAGCTGTTTCAGGGAATCGTTCAGGCTGCGCTGTGCGTTCATGTCCACCTGTGAGGTGAACTTATCCGCCATCTCTGCGGCCTTACTGTTAAAAATCTTATCCCACTTACGTTTCAGCCGGTTCAGCCAGATTCTGGTCTGACTGGCAAGGCTGGCATCCATAGTCACGCCGTCAAAATCTTCATGCAGACGGCTGAAAACCTTTTCATAATCAGCAACCATCGCACAGATAAGCCGTGACATGTCACGCTGATAACGGCTCCGGGCCGCTGCCGGATACAGCAGGGGTTTGCCCTTCATAACCGCCCGGCGGGTTCGTACCCGTATTTTCCGGGGCATAATCGTCCTCGTTCACGTCAATACCGTAAAATGCCGATTCCTTATCCGCCGCCAGCTTTTTGCGGATATCCAGTCCGTCGACAGCGCCGACCGCCGCATACGCGGAATCGGTCTGCGCCTGCTTAAGCTGAATATCGGCGTTTTCGACAGCGGTCGGGCTGTCCAGCGGCCGCCAGGTAACCGACAACGCCGCCGTTCCCAGCCCTTCACTGCGCTGTAACATGTCATAGTGCCGTTGCAGCAGCTCCTCCAGGTCATTGGCCTGAATACTTTCCAGTTCTTCTCGGTAGTTGGCTTCCTCGTATTCCCCGGTGGAGTTAAACCCTTTCGGGGTTGTCCCGAGCAGTTTTGTTGCAGGAACGTTTGCGGCAGCGGCAACAAGCTGATACTGCGTCATAATCGTGGCATCCAGATCCGCCAGCGAGGTATCAAACTGCTGAACAGTATCATTCACCCCGACCGTCTGAACGCCGTAGTTGTCCCGCATATCCATAAAATCGAGCATATTTTCGTGGATAGTCTTTGTATCCATGCCCTCAACATCAGCCATACCGATGGTCAGCAGGCGTTTTGTCATCGCCAGCTGCGGTGCTTCGTTGGCAGTACGCTCAGAGGCATAAACACGCTCATACACCCGTTCGGGAACGGATACGCCGAAATAGTTATAGGTGGGTTTGAGAATGTCCGGCACAGGGAACGGCACGAACTTCACGAAATGCGATTTGTGGTACCGGCGGCCGCCGATAACCCAGTACGTCGGTTCATAAAAATCAGGGCTGGCCGGATCCTGTAAATTGGCATCCGTTAAATCGGGTGTGACCCATTGCGGATCTATCTGCTTAATCCCTTTGTACATGCCTTTTGTCACGCCATCAGGGTTAAACGGATTTTCATACCATTCCTGCGGGTTAGATGTCTCAACCAGAAATAGTGCCAGTCTGCCGCCGTACACGCGACCGAAGTGGATCAGCTCTTTCATATGGTGCCGGATACGGTATTTTTTATCCTTCTTCCGTAACGTTTTGCTGATGTCGTGATTGTCCCCGCCGTCACAGTCCAGGTCATACCCCTGACGGATCGCATCACGCGCAGGCATGTTACAGGCTTTGTCCACCAGCCAGTGTTTGGCAATAACCGCGCACATGTTGTAACCGATGAACATCTGGGAAGCATACCAGGCAGCCTGCGCCTCCGGCACACCGTAAACCTGGCCGCCCTTAAATGCCGGAACCGTGCCATCAATACTGTCCATCGCCACGCCCCGCATAACCGGCTGTGGCAAATGCAGCCCCTGAAACCCTGTTTCGGCGGCCAGTGCTGAATATAAATGCGTTGAGAATGCTGACCGCTTAGGTGCGGCAACCTCTGCTGTTTTCCGCTTTCTGAACGGCCACATGTTATGTCCTCTTGCGTGAAAAGAATCCGCCGCCTTTCTTCTGGAACAGATACCGCAGTGCCTGTGTCATGGCATCCACGGTGTCATCGTGCCCGGCAAACGGGAATGTTGTGATTTCTTCCACCGTTTCGGTGACCCACGGTGCAATATCTTTATGGGGCAGCCAGACGTTCCCGGCTTCCCATTCAGCGGTGCAGGCGTGAGCACGGGCGATTTTACTGCCGTCCGGCTCTATGGGCACCAATCCTGATACAGTGGTTTTAAGCGTATCTATGACCGCCGGTCCGTTGGCTTTATCCTCCACCAGCTTGCGCCGCGCCTGCGGGTATTTATCAACCAGTAATTTCACGGCTTTCAGGGTTTCGGTAAAACTCATGCGTTTGCGGATCTGATACAGCAGATAGGCATTTGCGCCCTTCTTGCCCCATACCTGACCGACAACATAGTCCGTGCCGTCACTGTCCTTAAACGTCATATCCCAGCTGTGAATGACTTCATCAAAGGTGTCCGGCAGATCTTTCGGCAGGTAGTACCGGGCGAATTCTTCGTGGAATATCTGCCCGTCTCCCGGTTTTGGTGTCTGCTGGTACATGGCAGACCAGAAGTAATCACCGAGAATGGCTTTTGTTTCGAGCAGTTGGTCCAGTGGATGCAACTCAGGGACAAGCGCTTCACCCTGTTCGTTGATGGCCGGAAATGCCAGCACTCTGGCTTTTGGTGTTTTCTCTTTTACCCGGCCGGAAAGGTCATCTGTTGCCCAGCGGGTCGCCATGATGATCTCGCCGCTGTTCCGGGACAGGCGGGTTTTAAACGTTGATGCGTACCAGTTCCAAATTGACTTTTTAACCGTGGGACTGAGCGCTTCCTTTGAGTTTTTTATCGGGTCATCAATAATCCCGAGATCAACTTTTTTACCTGTCAGCGGGCCGCCAACACCGGCACAGACGTATGTTCCCCTGTGATTGGCAATCCCGAATTCTTCGGTATTACGCTTAACCGCCACACCGTCAGTCGGTTTATTACCTAACCAGCTTTGAGGAAACAGCTTCCGGTACTCATCTGACGACATGATGCGCTGAACATCAGTGTTCATGTCACCGGCCAGATCTGACGAATAGGACAATGCGCCTACACGTTTATCCGGATACTTACCGAAGAAATACGCCGGAAGATACCGCGATACAATATCGGATTTACCATGCTGCGGCGGTGCGCCGAGAATCAGAATCGGCCGCTTACCGGCCATCATCTCAATCAGAAAGTTATCCAGTGATGCACAAACCGTTTCCGAAAAGTGACTGGTGATGTATTCAGGGTTAATGTACCGGATGAATTCATGCAGGCTGCGCCGCGCTATCTCTCTGCGAACTTCTTGATCAAACAGATCGACATTGATATCCATCACATCACCTAAAATGAAAAAACGAGCCTTTCAGCGTCGAATCACTCCGAAGCCGCTTCCGTTTTTTTGATAACAAATGAGCAACAAAATAAACGGACATATTGCCCTGGGATGAGTATTGCTTTTGACGGGTTCAGTACGTTTTTGGCGTGAACCTGATTTTGCTTGTCACTCCAATTTTAAAATGTCATCTAATTCTCCAAAATAAATGTCACTTTTATTCTTTAACGGAATTTTCTGTAATTTTCCAGTATGATAGTCAAAGGTAAAAACTATTATTGGTAACGTAATGAAAAAAAAGTTAATTGTGATTAAGAGACATATTTCTGAGTACCCTAATCCCATTCATTTCTCTGCCGGTGACTCGCTGACTGTAGGCGAAAAATACGTAGGAGATGAGGGCTGGGATAATTGGTATCTTTGCTCGTTTAACGGTTTAAGTGGTTGGGTTCCTAAGCAGATAATTGAATTAATTAGCGAAACTACAGGAATTGCTAAAGAAAATTATAGTGCATTGGAACTGAATGTGGAGACACAGGAACATGTCATTGGATACAAAGAAACCAATGGTTGGGTTTGGTGCAAAAAATTGGATACAGGAGAGCAAGGCTGGCTCCCTGTATCAAATCTAAAAGAAATTTAGTGAATTAGCTCTACTTTAACAAACTGCCTGAATAACATTAATCCGATTTAATTCTTTATCCGACATAGTCACCAACATTTTGAATGTCCTTATCGCGGCAAAAGGTTTACTCCTTTATGCCGCAAAAAGTGACATTATAATATTGGTGCCACACCGCTTGTTCGGGTAACAACCATTATATTAAAGAGAGGCTATTTCCCCGCTTTTTCACGTAACTGCAAAAGCTGTTCTGTCGTCAACCCACTGAGGTCAAATCCCGTTGATTGTATCGGGCCACCATCTGCACCGGTGACCTCAGTCCGGTTTTTCAGCATCCCCAAATGCTGCGCAACCATTTTCAGTGCGTCATCCTGATTACGGGTGATAATCTCAATACCGAACTTGCCCTCCTTTATCCCGGCAAATAACCGGCGGCTTGCGCCCCTTAAATCCCGTGTATCGTGGAAATGAGGACGACCAATACCGGCACCATTGCAGCGGGGGCAATCAGGATTCGGGTCAAGCGTACTGTCGTAACCATAACCGCCCCTGTCGTTCGGTTCCTTCTGCTTCTTTGCGACCGCTTCACTGACAGCGTCCTCAAACTCTATTGAGTCACGCCACTGATAGTTAAAACCAAAGCCCCAGCAGTAGCGGCAACATAACCGGCGGTATTCCGTCAGCTCTGTCGGGTCTGCCGTGGCAATGTCCCACCACATTTTTAATACTGCGTCCTGGGTGATTTCAGTCCGGCGTCCCCGCGCTGCGAGGGCTTCTGTAATAGCTTTGGAAACCTTAGCATTTCTTAGCAGTCGGCTTGCATTCACATAAGCTGTATTCCCTTCGCCTTTATAGCCAGCCCGTTTATATGCCGCTGTTCTGTTCAGGTCGATAAGATACTCAGTGACGAAACGTGCCTGCATATCGTTGAGCCCGTAATTGCGCAGGCTGAACTCACTTTCATCATTCTGCGCATTGTCAGGTTTGTTACTCTGCGCATCCGGTATATCACTATTGCGCACCGGTTCATTTGCGCATTCTTTTTTCTGCGCAGTGCGCACTTTCTTTTGCGCAGTTTTTTGCACACTCTGCACAGTTGGCTTTTTGATGTACCTACGCGCTGTTGCGTAATTCAGTCCCTGTATCTCACACCATTCTTTCGGGGATATTCCCGTTACTGAATGCTCGGCGAGGAACTGTTGCTGTAACACCCCCCAATCCGGTTTCATGGTGCTTTCTCCTTAACCAATTAAAAAGCCCACTCAGTGAGCAGGCTTTGTGATGGGTTATTACTTTCGTCTGTTTCTCTCAGTATCCGCTTTCCGGATATCCATTAACTGCCCGTTCGCCTTATCCAGTGCCATCAGCAGCGGCTCTATCCACTCAACCACCTGGCAGTATGTCAGTCGGCGGGTGGCAGCGGTGCCAGTACCGGTTGTGTCAGTGATGCCGGGAGCGGAACGCATTGCTGATTCACGGATGGAGTAGACGTGGCTGAGCAACCCGTCAGAAACAGGCTGAGGGATATACAAATTGCAGGTAGCCTCTTTCCGGATAATGGTACGGTATTCAATCTGCTTCTCCTGTGATTTGGCTTCCGCCTGAACATTCCGGTTGGCGTTTGCGGTTGCCACGCGTTCGAAAATATCGATGCTGGTGTGGGCGTTATCAATCACTTTTTGCTGGTCAGTGATAACCTTATCTTTATGTTGGCTTTCCGTTTGTTCGGCTGACAGCATGCTGAATATCCACAGACCGAAAAACACAACAGCCCACACCCACCCGTTAAGTAATATCGTGATTGCCTTTTTCATGGCGCTTCACACTCATAATGGATCACACCGTCCAGCGGGTTACCCGGCAGTGGCTTACAGTGAGTATCGAGTGAATACAGATAACAGCCCGCCAGCAGGCAGGCCGTCAGAAGAATGATCGCGATGATGATCAGCATTATGGGGTTCCGTGACATATCGCTTTCTCCGTCTCGCGCCGGTTAATCAGACCCTGCCACCGCTTACCACCGGAAAATGTCCAGCGCTTCATTTCGTCACACGCACCGGCGATGTCACCGGCGTTGAGTTTACGCAGCATAGTGGAGCGCGAGAACGCACCAGGCCCTACGTTGTAAACGAAGGAATAGATGGCCGCACGGGTGTTATCATCAATCGGCACTTTTATCATCGGGTCAACCGCACGCCGGACTTTTGTCAGATCGTCATGCAGTAGCGCCTTACATTCAGCGTCCGTGTACAGCTTGCCGGGCTGAATATCACTACCGGTATGGCCGTAACATACGGTGAGCACCCCGGCCACATCACGGTAAGGTTTGTACTTAACACCCTCATACGCGGGGATCAGCACCAGTGCACCGGCAATCGCCCCGACGGCACAAGCGGCCATGACTTTTTTAAATAATCGGTTATTCATGATGTTCTCCGGCTTTCAGCTGAAATTCCTTCCGTTTGTAATACCAGTTAACCAGGAACGTACCGACGGTACAGATGATCCCGGCAACAATAGCCCACTGATCCAGAGATAAAATGCCAAAGGCAGAGGTTATAAGCCCCCAGGCGTATGCTGTAGGGCTGGAATATTTGTCGGACATGCGCATATCCACCCCTTGCGGAGTGTTCCGTATGTTGAGTGATAGGGAAATCCCGCAACCGGGTTATATGATTTAAACAGGTTAAAGTGAGGTGGCTGCGGCATTATTCGGAATCCCTCCAGAGGCGGGAAATCAATAAGAAGAGCACTGTGACCGAATACGGATTAGGTAATGAGCCTGTCGTATTCCTGTGCTCTTATTATTGCCATGAATAAAAAACCGCGTACAGCTCTTATGTTAAGTGATAATAAGGTAATTGATGCTGTGGCAATATAAACGAAAAAGGCCGCAAAAGGCGACCTTTGGAATTTAAATAAATATTATACAACCTTTCTTAATCTAAATGACGCACTACAATTGTAAACAATACATCTTAGTTATGTTGTTGGTATATACTTATTCTTTCCCCGGTTGCTGTTTGCGGTTTTTTTGTACACAACTAATGCTCTATCCGGTGATTCAACAGAATTGAATATGTGAGCTATCATTATGGTTTTTTATCATCCTGACTCAGGCATAGCGAACATAAAACAACAGGCCCTTTTGCTATAACAACAGCCTGTTGAATAGCTGCATGCTCTCCCCAGAAATATCCGACATACGCTGTACTTTTAGCCTGCTGTAACTTTTGACATGTAATTTTATGTAAAACAAAACTACTATCACTCTCAGTCAACGTTAAATAATAATCCATATACCCCGCCTGTTATTCT